GATGGGTCCTCCCCTCGGCGAAACAAAAGAGATGTCCACTCCCCCCCCGCAAAAAACCCCGCCGGTAGACTTCTCGCCGCTGGTGGTGACGGGCTATGACGCAACCATTGATGGGCTGCATTCGTATAAGAAGGACGGCTACTGGTATGTCGACTGGATGGAATGTACTTCGCTTTTCGGCCACACGGTCATTAGCGCCCTGAGTCCATTCTCATGGGAATGGATTGCTCGTTGTTCGATCGCTGGAGGCGGATGGGTTCGCGACAACGTAGAGTTCTACCATGCGATTCCCGAAGAGATTCGCGAGCGGTTGCTGTGTCTCCTATTCGACGACGATGACGAATAAACTATATTCGCATCAGGAAGAGGCCCTGAGGCTCCTGCATAGTGGTAAAGTCCTAGTCGGCGGCGTCGGCTCGGGCAAGTCACGTGTGGGGGCCTCATGGGCCCTTTCGAAGGCAGACGCGAAGAAGATCGTTGTGATCACCACTGCACGGAAACGAGACTCCTTCGAATGGGAAGGTGAGTTCGCCGCGCTTGGTGCTAACTGCGATGATGTGACGATCGAGAGCTGGAACAATGTCTCGAAATTTGCTGATTACCACGACCGTGTGTTCATATTTGATGAGCAGCGTGTTGTTGGATCTGGTGCTTGGGTTAAGAGCTTTCTCAAGATATCGAAGCACAACCTGTGGATCCTATTGAGCGCGACACCGGGGGATACCTGGCTTGACTATGTACCCCTGTTCATCGCGAATGGGTTCTACAAGAACAGGACCGCATTCTCAGAGCAACACATCGTCTGGGATAGGTTCGCGAAGTATCCTAAGGTGAAGCGATTCGTCAATACAGGTGTTCTTGAATCTCGCAGAAGGCGCATCATAGTGCCGATGCCCGCTGAGAGACATACGAGACGCAATCGCAAGGATATTTACGTACCGTTCAACAGAGATCAATACGATCTGATCGTCAAGAAGCGGATGGATCCTTGGACAAATGAGCCGATTCGAAATGCAGCTGGAGTGTGCTATGCTCTCAGGCGTAGCGTGAACTCTTCTGGTAACAGATTAGATCGTCTGCGCAAGATCGTTACGAAGCGACACAGAGTGATCGTGTTCTACAACTTCAACTATGAACGAGATGAGTTGCTGAAACTCAAGGATGAATTCGTAGTAGCTGAGTGGAACGGTCATGCACATGAACCAATACCTGAGGGTGACTCGTGGGTATATTTGGTTCAATACACGGCTGGGGCTGAAGGATGGAACTGTATCGAGACAGATACGATTGTGTTCTACAGCCTCAATTACTCATACAAGGTGTTGGAGCAGGCGGAAGGTCGGATTGACCGCATCAACACCCCTTACACTGATTTGTGGTACTACTACTTCAAGTCAGAGTCTGGCATCGATTCCGCTATCTCAAAGGCCGTAGCCGAGAAGGCTACGTTCAACGAGCGCATATTCGCTCACAATCTGTAAAGGAGCGCCATCATGGCAAAGAATCTGGTCCTATTCGATCCCGAGGATAACAACTGGTGTGTTGTTTGTCGTATTGGGAGCATTGGGGATATTCCTAAGTGCGTCGTCGCATTCTACAAGACTGAGGAGGAGGCTCGGGCGGCGGCCAAGAGCCTTGGTGAGAAGATCGACATCCCAGTCAATATTCAGGTCTTCCAGTATTCGTACGCGAAAGATGAACTGGACCTTATGGGTCTGCTTCTGCTCGATGGTATTGACTTCGCGGTCAAGTACATGGCTGGGTGAATCATGGCTTGGTCAAAAGATGTCTGGTGTGTCGTGTCTGCGATCAAATTCAACGAGGGTTTTCGTCCCGTCGGGGTGTTAAGTATTCATCGAACTAAGCAGGAGGCTGAGGTTCTTGTGAGTAACTTGACGAAGAACGATCGTTGGCCGACTACTGCTCGCTTGATGAAGTATACGCGTTATATTCGCGATCTCAAAAAAGGAGACGTCGTCTGCTGTCAAAAGATTGATATCGTCCTGAATTATTTGGAAAGGGATCAGGATGCTGTTCGGTAAGAAGTTTGAGAAGCTGATCAACCCTACGTTTTCTCTTGAGGAGACTGATCGCGGGATTAAAGCTACTTTGACCGTACTCGTGGACGATCACGAAAACCCTCCTTACGAGGCATATGCGTCGTATATTATCAAACCTGAACTATTCGAGATGTTTGGATTGATGACGTACGCGCACACTCATACGGCGCTTTTGAAGGAGATCTGCAATACTGATCTGAAACCGCCGGAGCCTTGCGAGTGCAAATCCCATGCTTGGACGAAGATGCATCCTAATGATGAAGTGGAATACTGGAGTACGCTTGACGGACACACGTACGCCAGACCTCACACCAAGAGTTGTCCGAAGAATCCGAAAAACAGGGGTAAAAATGCTTGAGGCTGTTGTTGGCGGGATCGATAGTCACCGCCAGTGGATGTTACAGGTGGTGTCATTCGATTATACTATTGGCACTAGTCGCGACTACATGTGGTTCTTTAATACTCGCGCGGAGGCGGAGGCATATTTTGAGCAGGTTGCTGAACTTGTGAAGGGCCGACATGTTATCATCAAGATCATCAAGGTTCGGGCGTACGATTTTCTCGAGCCAGAAACTGAATTGATTGAAGAGGAGAACTGATTATGTTCGTTGTGAAATTTGAATACGGCTTAGGAAGCGAAGGTTGTACCGAATCGTGTGTTGGGTTCGACACGATGGATGAGGCACGTAAGTTTGCACTTGACGTGGTGAACGAGATTTGCGATCAGGTTCAGAACGGCGTCAAAGCCGATAATGCCATCGTTCGTGTCTGGGACGCGGACGTCTATGACGAACTACTCTGCGATATTTAGGAAGGTGAGTACCTGAAAATGAATGCTGATTACTCGACTGATGTTGTGGGGCACCCTGAGCAGATGATCTACCGATTCTCGATCATCGGATATTTGTTCGGGCGAGAGTTGTGGAGGAAGACGTTCTTCTTCAGCGATAAGAATCGTGGCGCTGTATACGCTGAGTGGTACCTCAAGAACAAGGTGGCAAACATTGCGTGCGATCGATACCGGGTTGAACTCTTCGACGGAAAGGATACTTGTACGGTGCTTGGCGGACGGGCTCCTAAGGCGATGGATTCTTGGAAGGCTGATGATGCGGAGATGTTGTCTAGTTTTCCGAAGGACGTTATTCGATTCAGGACTGCCGTCAATCAGGCGGGATGGAAAGAGCGACTTGGTGTGAAGCGAGCTCGAAGTAAGAGCATGCGTGTTGGTGTTGGAGCAGGGAGGCACTGAGAATGGGTGACGATATTCCGATGATGAAACTCGTGTTGAGGGGTTTCGTTGGGGCGCGACAGGTGCGTGAGCATGCGGTTCAGGTCGAGTCTCAAAGTGCTGCATGGGAGTATGTTTCGGCATATTTCAAAAACTGGGCATCTTGGTCCGAGTGTGATCGGTACACGGTCGACACGTACTGGGTCTACTAGACCCTGATTTTGATGGGTGGGGGATCTCTTAAATGGGGGTCCCCCGCTCGTCAAAAGAGACTGGGATTATCGATTTTTGCCCCCGAAGTATTTACCCACTTAAGTGGGTATGTGGGTCTGAGTGGGTTTGCGGTTTTGTCAAAATTGACGACAAGTGGGTTTGTGGGTCTGAGTGGGTTTGTGGTTTTTACGGAAGTGGCTTGTCAGTTTTGACAAATTTGTCGTTTTTGAAATGAAATTGACAACCACTTTTTCGTTGGAATTGCAACGAAAAGTCTTTTCATTTGTCATTTGTCACTTTATTTTATAAAGATAATAAATAAAAAAATATATATATAATATAAAACCCCCTCATTTTTGACATTTGACAAATCACCCTCAAAACCAAAGAATTTTACCAAATCTTTACCTAAGTACTCACTTCGTCCGAGAAGCGGCTGCCTCTCCCCAAAAATCTGGGGTCGCCGGCGACTACTCTTATGCGAATTCTTCATCTAGGACTTTAGTCCCATATTTATACAAGTGGGTTTATCCACCGGTTAAACACGTCCAGCATAATGGAGAGAATGAGGCACCTTAGTTAATAACCCACTTAAGTGGGTTGGTCCCCCTAGGACTAAGGTCCTATATGCTACTCTCCTTATACCGTTTATCGCACTCTCGAAAGGAGCCAACATGAGTGTGCGCGAGAACAAGTATCAGAGTGAGCTGATCAAGAAGATCACAACTCTGTTTCCACAAGCTATGGTTCTGAAGAACGACCCGAATTATATTCAGGGTGTTCCGGACCTCCTGGTGCTCTGTGACGAGCGCTGGGCTATGCTTGAGGTCAAGGCTTCCGCCAAGGCCTCGCACCGCCCCAACCAAGAGTACTATATCGAGAAGCTCGAGTACATGGGGTTCGCTCGGTTCGTATATCCCGAGAACGAGGAAGAAGTCATCAGGGATCTCAACCAGTATTTCAGCCAGGCGTGATGTATGCAGTTTTACGACCATTACAATCTCGCCGGCAAGCACGCGTTCCTCGGGGCCAGTAAATCATCTTGGCTCCGTTATGACGAATCGAAGATACTGGAATCCTATCGCAAAGCACAAGCGGCTGCACTTGGAACTCGCTTGCACGAATTAGCTGCAGAACATATTCAACTGGGCCTCCATTTCGGAGAACCTGATGAACACGACCCTCTTATGTCGACGGTCGCGAAGTTCGTTAACGACGCAATCTCGTACAAGATGAGCCCGGAGACGGTACTATATTACAGCGAGTACGCCTTCGGGACTGCAGATGCTATATCCTTTGACGAGGATTCCGAACTCCTTCGAATTCACGATCTCAAGACCGGGGTGGGTCCGACTAAATTCGAGCAACTCGAAATTTACGCTGCCCTGTTCTGTCTTGAGTATGGCGTGCAACCAACCATTCAGATGCAACTCCGCATCTACCAACATGGCGAACCACGAATCCATATACCCGAGTCCGATGACATCCGGGATATTATGACTCGGATTGTTCAATTCAGCGATATTCTCATGGAGAGCGACAATGACTGAAGATACTCTATCCCACTACGGCATTTTGCGGAAGTCGGGCCGTTATCCGTGGGGGTCGGGCAAAGACCCGTACCAGCGCTCACGCGACTTCCAGGGTCTCGTTAGGGGGCTCGCCGATAAAGGTATGAGCGAAGCTGAGATTGCTAAAGGTCTCGGTATGACCACAACTGAGCTCCGTGCCACCAAGTCCATCGCCAAGCGCGAACGCCAGGCGGTGGAGATTGCGATGGTCCGGAAGCTTGACGCTAAGGGTATGTCCCAACAGGCCATTGCAGACCGCATCGGCGTGTCAGCCTCAACCGTCCGCAACTACCTCAAGGACGATGCCGGCAAGACCTCGTCCAAGATCGAGGGCGTCGCGGATATTCTCAAGCGAGAGACCGACAAGCACCGTTATATTGATATCGGCAGCGGCACTGAGGTTTCGCTAGGCACCACCGCTACCACACTCAAGCTTGCCTCGGCCACACTCGAGGCTCAAGGGTACCAAGTTCAGGATATTAAGATCCGACAGCTTGGTACCGACAATTACACATCCACTCGAGTTCTTGTCGCCCCTGGCGTTCCCAAATCCGAGACCGTCCAGAATCTCGACAAGATCAACGTCGTCGGCGTCCGCACGGATCCTGACGGCCACAAGCTGTCCCTCAAGCCGCCCGCGCCGCTCGATTCAAAGCGAGTCATGGTGCGATATTCCGAAGACGGCGGCACAAATATGGATGGCGTCATCGAGATTCGCCGCGGTCTGAAGGATCTCAACCTCGGCAAGTCCAACTATGCCCAGGTGCGTATTTCCGTTGACGGAACGCACTATCTCAAGGGCATGGCCATTTACGCGGACGACCTTCCCGCGGGAAAGGATATTCGCTTCAACACGAATAAATCCAAGAAGGTCCCCATGATTGGTGATGGCGACACCGTCCTGAAAAAGATGAAGGACGATCCGGACAATCCGTTCGGTGCGACCATCCGCCGGCAGATGGAATATATTGACAAGGACGGCAAGAAGAAGCTGTCCCCCGTCAACCTCGTGAACGAAGAGGGAGCTTGGGGCGACTGGTCTAAGACTCTGTCCGCCCAGTTCCTCTCGAAGCAGGATATTTCCTTTGCCAAGCAGCAGTTGGATATTTCAACTCAGGAAGCGCATGAAAAGTTCAGGGATATTATGGCCCTGACAAACCCAGTGCTTCGGAAGAAGGCTCTCCAGGATTTCGCGGATGGCTGCGATTCGGATAGTGTCCGTCTTCGCGCGGCTGCTGTTCCAGGCCAGGCATATCAGGTTCTGCTCCCTGTGACCACATTGAAGCCTACGGAGGTATACGCTCCGAACTTCAAGAATGGTTCGAAGGTCGCCCTCGTCCGATATCCTCATGGTGGTACGTTCGAGATCCCCATCCTTACCGTAAATAACGGTCATAAGGACGCCAGGAAGACCATTGGAGAGCTTGCCGCGGATGCTGTTGGTATCCACCCGCATGTCGCCCAACGGCTCTCAGGAGCTGATTTTGATGGCGATACGGCGATGGTTATTCCAGTCACACCGCGGAGTCGTATTCGCTCGACGTCCCCTCTTAAGGGACTCGAAGGGTTCGACCCCTCTGCCGCATATCCTGGATATCCCGGGATGAAGGTTCTCAGTGAGACCGGCAAGCAAAAGCAGATGGGCATGGTCAGTAATCTTATTACCGACATGACCATCAAGGGCGCTACCGAAGCCGAGCTCGCTCGGGCAGTCCGTCACTCGATGGTGGTTATTGACGCGGCCAAGCACAAGCTTGACTACCGTACCTCCGCTGTCGATAACGGTATCGCCGAGCTCAAGAAGAAGTATCAGCCCGAGGGTGGTGTGAGTACTCTTATTTCTCGCGCCGCATCCGAGGTGGATATTCCAAAGCGGAAGCCCAGGTCCATGGCAAAGGGTGGGCCTATCGATCCAGTTACCGGCAAGAAGGTTTACGAGGAGACGGGTGAATCGTATTCTGTCACCCGCGAGTTCAAGACCAAGGACCCTCGTATCGAGACCCGCCTCCGTACATCGAAGGCGACCCGCATGGAATTGGTGGACGACGCACGTAAGCTTTCATCGGGTACCCCCATGGAAGAACTGTACGCCCGTTACGCCAACGACATGAAGTCTCTAGCAAATACCGCCCGTAGGGAGATCATAAATACCCCCACTCTGAAACGAGACCCGGGTTCTGCCAAGGAGTACGCCGATGAGGTGACCTCCCTCAAGGAGAAAGTCCGGGTGGCCCTCACGAATGCACCGAGGGAGCGCCAAGCTCAGCTCATTGCCGGGGGTGTCGTCCGAGCAAAGGTCGAGGAGAATCCCGGCCTGACCAAGGATGAACGCGTCCGCCTCGAAAGCCAAGCTCTCAAGGCCGCTCGAATCAGGACTGGCGCTTCTCGAAAGGATGTACAGTTCGACATCACCGATTCTGAATGGAAAGCCATCATGAATGGTGCTGTCAGTAACGCTATGATGGAGTCCATCGCAAGGTACGCTGATCCTGAGCGTCTTCACGAACTGTCCATGCCAAAGGAAAAGCCTGTGCTTTCGGTCGGCGTTGTGGCTCGTGCTCGCGCCATGGCAAAGAATGGTGCTACCACCTCTGAGATTGCTGAGATGCTTGGCATTAGTACGAGCTCTGTGCTTGACGCCGTGAAAGGAAACTGATTGAATCATGGCAACAATGTACCTTACAACTACTGACAATCCTTACTCTCCAAAGACTGAGTTCGATCAGTGGTTGACGTTCGACCTTCAGAAAGGTTACAACAGTTGCGGACTCCTAGACCGTGTGACCAAAACCAGTGACATTCTAAGTGATGCACTAGTTGCTGACGATGTCGAAGAAGCGATTCAATGGATTCTAGATCATGATGTTACTGGAAAGAGAACTTTCGTGATCGAGTGAAACCAATTCAATTGGAGGGAATACCACGGTTCTCCCTCCATTGACCCCCGGGGGGCTGTCATTTCTTGATGTCCCCCGCCCAAAT